TGTTTCTTCCACGAAAAGGAACAGCAATTTCACCCAATGTTGAAGCAGGTAAGTTAGAAGCAGTCACTAGAAATGAAGTTCTACGAACATCAAGTCCAATTGCAATGCCAGGTGGTGGAGTAATAGTTACCCTATATTGGTTTGCTCTTGCACCACCACCTATTAAGTTAGCTTTAAAGTCATCTATATTAGCCATGATTAACCTCCTACCTCGCTAAAGGCAACCCCTGTTCGAGTTGCGATAAAGTTTAGCGTAATAAAGTTAATTGCGCGAGATGGTTTGATGAAAATATCACCAATAAACTCGTTACGATCAATAACTTCACCTGTGTTATTTGTTGAGTCAGCGACTACACTAAAGTCAGTGATACCACGGCGACCTTGAACATCTCTCAAGAAAGGTTCTACTAAGTTACGGAATTGAGCCCTGGTAAATTCATCATTGAACTCAAATAGTTGAAACTTAGCTGCGGTTGCGATTGCTTTTTCAAGAACAAGGAACAATCGACGCACGTTAATACGATCAAATGCACTTGGTTTTGTAAGAGCAGTTTTATCACCAAATAGAACCACACCTTGACCTGGAAAGTTAACAACAGGATTAACTCTAAATCTATATAATTGATCTCTTTGACCCTGATTAGGGTTAAAAGATAGTTTAATTGCACCACGAACATTTCCACGATTAAATCCAGCTGGAGAGAACCAAGGGTCTGCAACACCATCAGTGTGAGCACAAAGACCAGCAGTATCTCCATTCATTGGAACAAAACGATATACGTCATTGTATTTATCATAGATATATTTGTAGCAACTATCAAACACCATATAAGAAGATGATGGGCATAATTCAAATGCTTCAGTAACATTTTCTGTAGCTGTTGTTGAATCTGAAATACCAACTGTAGCAGAACGATATGGAGAAACAAATCCAACACAATCCCTGCGAGTTTCTACAAGAGAAGTAATCATTGTAACATGAGTATCTTGTCCAGCAGCTGAATCTGTAACACCAGAACTTGGACCACCAAGAATTAGATTTACATCTACATTTTCAGTATCAGCAAATTCATCGTAAGCAAGTTCTAGTTCACCAGCAGTAACAGCATAATCATCTGTCCCACCAGCTAAAGAAACAGTAGTGATAGGAACAACTGATGTATAAGCAGATGCTGTATCGGTTCCCCAGTTAGTACCAGCAGCAATATGATCACCCCAGTAAACATAAAAAGATTTGTTGAATATTACTGTTGGGTAATAGATACTATCTCCTTGTGGAGATTTAGCAGAAGGGTTTTTTGATAGATTACCATATGTTTCTAGAACAGCATTTCCTCTTTGTCCAGCAACATCAACATCAGCACCAGTAATAAGTCCAGTTGTATCAAAAAATACAACATGCAATTCATCACCAGTACCGCGGCCATTAACAAGATTATAATTAGATTGACTTGGAGCAGAATCAAATAAGTCTGCCCATCTCCAACGTCTTGTGATTAAAGCATTATCAGGAATAATAGTTTGCAATCCGCCAGAGTCTGGATCATCCTTCAAACGAATACTTAATACTTCACCAGTAATAGAAGTAACTTCATATTGAGTATCACCAGCTTCTACAGAAGTATAATTTGAAAATGCTAAATCAACATTATCTGCAACTGTAATAGGCTTGTCTAAAACAAACACTGTTGCTGAAGTAACTGTTTTAACTTTAACTATCTCAGTAATACCAGCACCGATAACACGATGACCTACTGCAACCGTACCCGAACCACCATCAACTGTAAGGTTAATAGAATTAGTAACAGCACCAGCAACGACTTTTACTACAACAGAAGCTTCATGAAACTTAATCATGTCTCCAACTTGGAAAGCAAACCCTGATACATCAGCATCATCAACTGTAATTGTTTTATCACCAATAGCACCAGCACCGTTAACTAGGTTATTAGTACCTAAGTCTTGTTCGTATGCTTGTGCAGAAGGACAAACTTCAACACCAATTGAGTTACCTAAAGTACCAGCATTACGTGCATACCAATCATTAACTGTTACTGTACCATCACCAGTTTCAGAAAAATAATCTGAAAGATATTCTTCATCATCCTTGATCAATAATCCAGTTCCTCCTTCAGAAGCGTTTAGAATAGCTGATGCAGGGCGAACCACCTTTAGTGTGTTACTATATTTTAGAAAGTTAGAAGCAGTAAACCAAAATTCAAAATTATCTGCATTGGGTTTACCAAATTTTGTAAGGAGTTCAGACTCAGAGGAGATTGTAACTATTGAAGACACAGGGCCTTTCTCAAATGGCCCAGCAATTGCACCAATTGTGGTATCAACTGATGGAATAACATTAGTTAAATCAATCTCTTTGACAAGAACGCCAGGAGAAACTAGAAAAGACATAAATTGTACTCCTTATCTTTAAGAGTTGGTTTTTGTTTTATACAGATATTTATAAAAAACTAAACTTACAAAAACATTTTTTATAAGTGTTATAACATATAAATATTAATATGAATGAACATTATGAGAAGTATAAAGACACGATCAAAAAAGTAGCTCGTAGAAATTATCGTAAAAGAATTATCTTATTGAATGAAAATTTAGCAGATAAATCTTGTAAACATTGCGGTGAGAGTGAAACTGTGTGTTTAAAATACTATCCTCATGATTCAGAAATACGAAAAATAACAAAAAGAGTTGGTACTAATCCTAAGAGTAGAAAGGAAATATTCTCTCTTATCGATGAAAGTATTATATTATGTACTAATTGTTGGATTAAAGTTGATAATGATTTATTAGAATTTATATAATATTACCAATTTGATCCATAATCTCTCACTACTGCAGCCCACCTCGTACCATACTCATCTACCATATTTCCCACATTTTCATCCTCTAATCCATTAACTACAAAACCAAAAGGTGCCATGTCCTGTTCTAATGCATTTTGTTGCTCTTGCATCATTGTCATACGTACATCACTATCAGTTAATTCTTTAAAATATTGTTGATCAGTTACCCATGCAAATATAAACAAACACGCAACTAAATCATCATTACACCCATCATCAGCTTCATACGAGGAACCCTTTACAATAAATGTAGATAACTCTCTAATAATATCCAAATCTTCTACAATAAGTTTATTATCTTCAATTAATTGCTTGAGATTAGAGCAACCTATTTTTTTAACAGCCTTAGTGGTTCTTACCCCCAATTGAGCTTTACCCCCGCTAAACCCCCCTCCAAGCACCTGACCTGACCTCCCACGCATAGAAGCCATAATTAGGTTGTCATACTCCAAGTCAAACTGTAAAGTGTTAGCAACCTGTTCACCTATATCATTTACCTCTATAAGAACAAATGCTTGATTATATGCGCGAGCAACGTCATAAATTTTTGCTGGAAAAAGAAGAGGTTTTACTTCGTTGTCTCTATATTTTGCGACTACCCTATAGGGCATTTCTGATACATCAACTACAATAAATGCAGAATAATCATTTTGTGTCCCTCTAGCAACGTCAGCAGTAATTACATAAGTATGTCCCTCTTGGGGTGTAATATGTAAATCAAACCCCGCATTTGATTGTATAGGTTCTCTGTAAGGTAATACTTTAAGCTTCTGTGAAGATATAAGAGTATTAATAGAACCAAGGAACTCACATTCAAACTCTGTTTGGAATTGTTGCAGTGATGTATTTTTTATAGTTTCCTTTTTCCATTCCTCATCCCGACCAGGAATTTCACTCCAATGAACCTCAATAGGAACATAAGTGTTACGACCTTCCTCTGCATCTACCCACAACTTGTAGAACATATTCATGCCATGTGGAGTGGAAACAATCATTACTTTAGTTGTTTTACCAGATGATATAGTAGGATAAACAGAACTAAAAAATTGTTCAGCTACGTTAGAAGGAACGTAGGCAAACTCATCAAGAAAAATAATATTGTAAGACCCACCTCTAACAGCAGAAGCACTAGTAGAACTAGCAAGAATTTTACTTCCATTTTCTAACTCTAGAGAACCTTTGTTCCAACTCATTACTCCTTGTTGTAACCATTTTGGTAGATGTTCATAAGCAAGTTGAAGTCTTCCAAGTAAATCTCTTGCGGTTGCAGCTTTGTTTGCAAGGATTGCAACATTAACTGAGTCATTGAACAGAACATAATGCAGCAAATACGAAATGATAGTAGTAGATTTACCAGACTGTCTAGGAAGTTTACAGATAGTAAAACGATTACTATGAAATGTGCCTACCATTTCCTTTTGAAAATCATATAAATCAAAAGGAACTAGACCTTCATCCAGAGATACAATTTTTATATAGTTTTTGATAAAGTAAATAGGGTCTTTCATGCATAATGAAAACTCTTCTACTTGTTCCTTTGTCCATTCTTGTTGGACATTGGCCTTTTTTAAATTCGGATTACCTAAATAAACTGCTTCACTCATTATTTTTTCCTTTAATAAGTTTTTGCAATTCAGCAGTAGAGCCTACAAACAATGCATTAGTTACATTTTTAGGAGCATTATTTGGAACTTCTTTAAGTCTCTTCATTTTCTCTTGAAGATCACCTAGTTTTTCTGCAACCTCTGCTACTTGTTTTATAAGATTTCCAGCAACCTCATATCCTCTTGGATGTTCGCCTTCCTTTGCGAGTTCAAGTATACCATCAATCGCAGTAGAACCCTTCTCAACTAAAGTATTAAAAGTATCTCTTTGAGTACGATAATCTTTTTCAATATCATCCTCTTCAGAATTATTTTCAATTATAGTTGGTAAAGATTTGGTTTCAATACCATCTTTATAATTCCAAGGACTCCAGGTTTCTACTTTTAATTTTTCAGTATTACCAGAAATCCCAAGAGCTTTACTTACTTCTTCAAGGGGATCAGACATTATAAATCTACTTATCTGTACCTGTTACTGGATCAAAAACTTTTGCATCCTCAAAAAATGAAGTTGTTTCATTAAAACCAAAATCATCACCAGAAGATGCATTAGCAGGAGTAGGAGATACTGTATATCTTTGCTCACGTTTAGGTGCGGTATCTGGTAAGTTAGTATATTGGTCAACTTGTACTGTTTTAATAACAGCCTGAGAAGTAACAGGACCATATAGATAGAACTTTGCAGTAAAATCTAAAGTATAAATTAATGCTCGGCGTGTTTCAAAATCTCCTTGATAATTATCTTCATATGATATACTATTTAAAACAATAGGAACATCTCTCTTAATTCCCATATCGGTATTATCATTAATAGTTAGTGTATAGTCTGGTTGAAAGAATGGTAATATTTGTTCTACGATTTGTAAAGAATCATCAGATTCTTTGGCCATCACATATAATTGTAATTTAAATTATAGGGTACTGGCATATACTGAGAATCAAGACGATCATCATTTGCACCCTTAACCTTTTTAAATTTCTGAACTCTATTCAGTTTTCTATTAGGATCATATTGTAGATTTTGTATTTCAAAACCAATACGGGGAAGAGTAATAGCAACTGTCTTTGATAGATCAGCATCTTCATTTAAACGAGTAAGCCATTTCTGTCTTGGACCATAAGCAAGAGGAACTTTCATTGATTGTTTTATATTACCATCATTATCCTTACGAACAAGTTGGATATTATTAAAAGTTGTTCCAAAAGCAATAATAACTTTTCTTATGGATTCATGATAGAACTGTTGACCTAACATAATATATTTTCCTTATTAACTAATTGTGTGACCGTAAAGTGTTACTATAAACTACCCTAAATTAAATACGCAATAACCAGAAGTAGTATTAGTCTCTAATAAATTAAGAATCAGTTGCAGCAGATGTTGTATAGAAAATCTGAATACCCAATAATCTGGCATCTCCCGATTGGTTATCTGCTGAGACATCTCTCTCAATATTAAAGAATGTCATAGTATCATCAGCAGCATTTGCTATTGTTACATTACCACTTACAGCAGTAACATTTATATCGTTATTTGTACCACTATGTGCTTTTGCTGTAGTAGCAACTGCTGTACCAAAAGCAGTATCAATAACACCATTATCAGCAGTAGAACCAGCTGACAATGACCATGAAACTGTTCCTGTATTTGTACCTGACACTGTAAAGTAAACTCTAAATGTAATTACACCAGCATTCCATGATTTAGGAAAAGCTGCCGTAAATTGTGCGTTCTCATCACTACTAGCGTCAAAGTCTAAACATTTTAATTCAGGCCTTCCGGCAGTTCCCTCTACCTGAACAAGTGCAGCACAACCATTAGACGTTGTTGGATACATTCCAGCTGCAGGAACATACATCGTTTGCAAACCAGCAGTTTTAACTACTGCACTATTAACTGTAGCACCAGCGGTTGCTAGATCAACCGTACCATCTGCGGCAATTGCAATTGCACCAGCAGTGGTTGCAGTACCAATCGTACAAGCGTCTTTAAGTAGAATATCATCAACGAATGTTACGATACCAGT